TGCTTCTGACATTGGCCATTGATGATACACATCAACAATATCATTTGTCATCAATATAACCCAGTGTAATTCGGCATCACCATATAACTTGTGAGCAATGGACTCTGGTGTCTCACCATTCTTAACATCATATGTATCGTAGAATAATGTATTTGCTTTAACCTTACTTCTGATAGCAACTCTACGAAGTAAGTTTGTGATGTCAGTAAGTTTGCCATCACCTAAAACATCATATGGTATTACTGGGAAATTATCGTCAAAATACATTTTAATATCCTTCTAGTATTCTTTCTCTTGTCATAGTTTCTATTTCTTTAAAGTTTAGAGTAATAGAAGTTTCTGTTGGTGGGGCACCATCACCAGCATCTGCGAATGTTGTATATCTTTCTCCACCATAGGTGACAGACATGTTTTCTAAGAAACAAGTTGAGATTTTATGTAAGTAACTATTATGCTGCCCATTGTACATATATTCAATGTCAAATGTATTTGGTATTGTCAGTTGTCTACCTCTTTGATCATCGCCCAAAAATTCAGGTAACATGTTTCCCTTAAATGCAGTTACAATTTTTCTAATTTCTTCTGCTTCTCTTTGACTCTTTGGTATCATTTTAAATGTGTATTGAAATTGTCTTTTTGCTACACCTTTAAATGCTAACTCCATTCTATTACTAATAATTCTTCCTGCCCTAAAAGATTCTGCTTCTTCTAAACCTTGTAATCCAGGAAGCGAACCAGCAGTTTTTAATTGTGTTCTTTTTAACATATTAGCAACGCCATCAGTTAGACTTTTTAATGCTCCTGAGTCGCCACCTTCACCTGCAGACATAAGTTCATTATAAAGATTCATTGATTCTTCAGTAATTTGTCCTACCTCAGTATCGGTGTAATCAGCACCATAGGTCGTCTGTATATTAGGTGGCATATATAATGCTATTGCTGTGCTTAGTCTACGAGTTGGTCTGCGTTCAAAATTTGCAGATTGATATTTTCTTTTTTGAGGAGTTGGCACTTTATCTTCATCATCACTTATATATCCAGCAGCAGCAAATGCTTTGCGTAAAGCATCGATTGATACTGATCCACCAGAAAGGTCAGTAGTCAGTTGCTCAGCAACTTGTTCTTTTATTCCTCTAGATTGTACTTCTTGTTCAACTGATTCTATTCCCTTTCCAACTACTTCATCATTCTCATTTATCCTGAGTTTTGCTGTTTCTTGTTCGTTGATGTAGAACATTATATAATGTCCGTGATTACCAACTTCAACACCACTCTCAACATCTAGTGGAAATTGATAGTTTTGTGTGCTGTACTGACTAGACTGTCTATCTATTCCAGCACTATCGCTTGTATTTGGTTTTGCGACTGCATTAGTAATTGCAGCATTAACATTACCAGCAACTTTTCTGAATACTTTATTTGTTGCCGATGATATTATCGACTTACCGATGTCAACTGCCATATAAATAACCTTGTGTACATTTACAAGTATTTATAATACATTATGACATATAAAGGCAAATATAAACCAAGAAACTTGAGCAAATATCAAGGTGATGCGACCAATATAGTATATCGTAGTTCATGGGAATTAAAGTTTATGAAGTATTGTGATAGCAATCCTTCTATATTAGAGTGGGGATCTGAAGAGTTCTTCATTCCATATCTCTCCCCTGTAGATAATAGAGTTCATCGTTACTTTCCTGACTTCTTTGTCAAAGTTAAAGATAAAAATGGTAAAAAGGTAAAATATATTATTGAAGTAAAACCAAAACATCAGTGTTCCCCACCAAAACCTCAAAAGAGAAAAACAAAACAATGGATAAATGCAGTAGAGACATATAGCGTCAATCAGGCAAAATGGAAATATGCTACTGAGTTTTGTAAAGACAGAGGCATCGAATTTAAGATATTAACCGAAGATCATCTAAAACCACAGTATAAATAACAGTATGGCAAATAAAAACTTTATTAAGAGTGTATACGATCAGGCAGGTGGTAAACCTCGTTCTGTTGAATGGTATCGTAAAAAGATTAGAGAATTTACATTACCCTCATCGGGACAACTAGTTCGTGAAGGCAAAAGAACAAAGAGACCAACTCCTGGAGTTCTTAATATGTTTTTCTATGATCCAAAAACTAAAGGAAAGTTACCATATTATGACACATTTCCTTTGGTATTACCAATAGAAGAATATAACAATGGGTTTTTAGGATTAAACTTTCATTATCTATCAATACCATTGAGAGTAAAGTTGCTAGACAAAATGATGGACTATGCTAACGATAATGAAATAAATGAAAAGACAAGACTTAGAGTTGATTACAGAAATTTAAAGAACATAAACTTAGTCAAACCTACATTAAAAAGATATTTAACAAATCATCTTAGGTCTGACTTTAGAAGGATAACTGCTGATGAGTTTTTAGTTGCAGCATTATTGCCAGTTCAGCAATTTAAGAAAGCATCAGATAGAAAAGTTTATGCTGATTCTAGGAGTATGATTTAATGGCAAGAGTAGGTAGAGAATTAGAAGGTTTTGCGTTTGGTCTTATCAACGAACTACTTGGTTTGGTTCATGATGAGAATGGCGTTGCTAGACCTAATCGTTTTGAAGTGGTTATATTTCCACCAACAAGCAGTGCCCAAACAAGAAACGCATCTTCTTATGATAATCTAAGTGCCACATTATTGGGCGACTTAGTTAAAGACGGAACACTTAGAAGTGTTGCGATTAAATGCACTTCTATCTCATTTCCAGCAAAGACATTACAAGTATCACAAGACACAAATATCTATGGTCCAGTTAGAGAAATTGTAAATGGTATAGAGTTTGGTGACTTACAAGCAAACTTTACTATGTTGAGAAGTGATATGAAAGAGAAAAAGTATTTTGAAGCATGGCAGGGATTGACATTTAATCCTGCTAGTTGGAGTGTTGGTTATTATGATGACTATGTTGGTTCAGTTGAGATTTATCAATTAGATGAACAAAACAGAAGAAAATATGGTATCAAATTAATCGAAGCATTTCCAAAGATAGTTGGTGAAATGGCACTTGATATGCAAACAGGAAATACTGTATCAACATTACCAATTACCTTTTCATATCGTTACTGGGAACCACTTGAGGGACAAAGTCAGATACCAAATAGAATATTAGGCGACATTGCGGATTTAGTTGGAAACACAGTAGAAAGAAAGATACTCAGTAAAATACCAAAGGTGTTGAGTAGATTGTAATTTTATAATTTTAGAGGATGTAAATTATGGCACTACCAAAGTTAGACTCGCCAGTCTATAATCTTGAAATACCATCAACTGGAGAAACTATTAAATATAGACCATTTCTAGTTAAGGAACAAAAGATTTTGATGATGGCACAACAAAGTAAAGAACAAACAGAATTGTTTAATGCTATGAAAACGATTATTCAATCATGTACATTTGATGCTTTAGATGTAGAATCTTCTCCATTATTTGATATAGAATATGTTTTCTTAAAGATAAGATCTAAGTCTGTAGGTGAAACAGTTAAACTTAGAGTTCTTTGTCCAGATGACGAAGAAACACATGTAGAAACTGAAATAAATTTAGAAGAAGTTGGTGTACAAGTAGAAGATGAGCACACTAATATCATTGAAATAACTGATGATATAAAAATGATTATGAAATATCCTACTCTTCAAAACACCAAATCGTTTGGAGGTGGAACAGCTGATACATTTAAGATACTACAAAATTGTATTCATGAAGTTCATCATGATGAAACTATACATCATAGGATAGATATTACTGACAAAGACATTGAAGAATTTATTGAAGGATTTACTGTTGAACAATTTGAAAAAGTTACAAACTTTTTTGAGACAATGCCAAAAATTAGGCATATGGTTGAAGTTGAAAATCCTAAAACAAAAGTTAAGAGTGAGGTGCTCATTGAAGGTATAGACAATTTTTTAGCATAGTCCTTTCTCATGAAAGTTTACATAATTACTATAAAACTAATTTTGCGATGATGCAACATCATAAATATAGTTTAACCGAACTTGAAAATATGATACCATGGGAAAGGGAAATATATATTGGATTACTTGAAGAATACATCAAGAAAGAAAATGAGAAAATAAAACAACAAGAGAGAAGAAATGGCTGAAGAAAAAGCAACAGTAGAACCAAAAAAGATTAATGTAGAACTAGAAGTTGATACTTCTGTAAAAAATCTTGGTATTAATCCATATGCTAAATGGATACATCTAGCAAGAGCAGTAGACGCATGGAGAATTTTTCCTCGAGCGTTCCTAACTGTATACATTATATTAGTATATAAAACTGTTATATGGTATATGGGATTAGACGCACCGAGCATGGAGCAGTCTGGTCTTATCTCTATTGTAGTTGGTGCAGGTGCAGCATGGTTTGGATTGTATACAGGTTCAAGTAAAAAGGACAAGTAAATGGCAGACTTTCAGGCACTATTAGACGAACAAAAAAGAACTACTGAGGCAGTTGCTAAAAGTAAAGGCAAGTCTGCTTTGGATGGAAGGTCTGGTGCTGGTAAAGCATTGCTCGATCAACAGAAAAGAACAAATGAAGTTTTACAAAATATTGTTGATAGTCAAAATGCAATGCAGGTTTCGTCATTAATGACTACTAAAGCATTAGAAGAACCAAAATTAGAAGAACCTGATAAAAATGATGAGAATGACGAAGGTGGTGTACAAACAAAGAGTCCATTTGAAAGAATTGCAGATAAATTAACAGCTCTACAAACTTCATTTGAAAAACCACCATGGGGACAAAAAATAGTAGAATCTTTTGAGAAAGGATTTGGTTCCATAGGCAGAAGTATATCAAACTTAGCAGATAAATTTAAGACAGTAGGTAAAGGTGTTCTTGCTGCAGGTGCTGCTATTATTGGATACGAGTTGTTGATTAGATTTTTTAAAAGTAAATTTTGGGCAGAACTTTCTACGAAAATAATACCTGCATTAAAAGCTGGACTTGAATATGTAAAGGATGTGTTCTTTAATATTACTGACTTTTTTGGTATTGAAAGTGTTGGTGGTCAAATAGCAACTGCGATTGCACTTTTATTGGGTGGTAAACTTTTACTTAGTATAGTTGCAAAAAAACTTGCAATGGTACTTCTTAAAAGTACCGCAGGACTTTTTACACAATTAGGAAACATATTTAAATCCCCGAAAGGTTTAGACCCCATGAGAAAGGCACTGGTAGCAAATAAAGGTGCTCTAGCAAAAACAACCCAAGCATTTAAAGCAATAGGTAAGTTTCTGGGAAAATTGTTTATACTTCCTGGAGTAATTATAGCATTATTTTCTGGAGTTTCAGATGCTATCAATGTATTCAAAGAAACTGGTAGTATGTTTGAGGCAATCAAAGAAGGTCTTGCTTCTACCATCGCCAACTTTATTGGATTCCCACTCAACTTCTTAAAAAGTGTAATTGGTTTTGTTGCAGGATTATTTGGATTTGACAATGTCAAAGAGCAACTTGCTGAATTTGATTTTATTGATGTTATTAAAGGTGGTATTCATGCAGTGTTTGACTTTTTTGAAAGAATAGGTAAAACTATAAAAGCATTTACTCTTGCTGCTGTTGATGGTCTTAAGGCACTTAGTCCTTTTGATAGCAAATCTCCTATGGAAGCATTTTCTGAAAGATTTGCAAAAGAAATGGGTGAAAGTGGTGGTTCTACACCTGCGGATAAAGAATTATCGGATGCGATAAAGAGTGGTGGATCAACAACTGCGGAAGATAGATTTGCTGCAATTAATAAAATATATGGTAAAGAAAAAGATCGTAATCTGAATCAATCATCATCAGATAATAAAGGTGTGAATAACTCTATTAATGTTGTCAATCAAAATTCGACTACAAATAATAGTAATTCACAAGTAAATTATGCTAAGAATTTGAAATCTGGGCAATTCTTAGACCAATTAGCATCCACACCAATATAAAAAATGCCCACCGAAGTGGGCATTCCTTACTACAAGTTTTAGACTAGTCTTAGTTTGCTAGTTTTTCAAAGTATGCCATAGTATCGTCATCTTCCTCAACTACAGGTGCTTCAACTGACATAGTTTCCATTGCTGGAGCAGGTGAAGGTGTAGTGTCAACTTTTGGTGGAGCAACTGGTCGATCATCAAGATCATCAGTTATCTTACCCACTTTGGTTGTACCTGAAAGCACTGCGTCTAAACGAGTCTTCAACTCATCATAAGACTTAAAGTTTGTTGGTGCTGTAAACTCTTCAAGAGAATACTGAGATTCCCACACTTTATTGATTTCTTCATCATTATCAAATAGAGCAGACTTACCTTCAAACTCAGACTTATCGTAGTTCCAATATCCATCAACTTTGCGAATCTTTAACTTAAAGTTAGCACCTTCCCAAAAATCAAATGGATTGATTGGAGTTTCATCCTCAAACTCAGGTTGCATCGCTGCAGTAATCTTATCAAAGATTTTCTTACCATAACGAAATAACATCACTTTACCTTCGTTCTCAGGATGTTTAGGATCACTTACAATATAAACATTTGAATAATATTGTAGTTTCCTTTTCTGCTTACGAGCAATCTCTTTATCAGACTCAAGACCAGAGTTCCACAATTGTGTATTATACTCTGAAACAGGATCTGTTTGATTGATTGTTGTAAGAGAATTTTCGATGTACCACTGACCAGTTGGACCTTGGAACGCATGGTTCCAGATTTTTGCCCATGGAAGTGTTTCATCTTTAGGAGCAGGTAAAAGACGAAGGACTGCATAACCATTACCAGATGCATCTAGTTCAGGTTTCCAAAGTCTCTCATCAACATATGATTTCTTTTCCTGCTTA